CGGCGTGACCAGGTCCAGTCCGCCTTGCAGCGTGATGAGCTGGTGCTGAACTGGGGGCATGCCGCTGGCCATGTCAGTCCTTACGCCAGGGGTGGGCCGCTAACCAGGGTCGGAAGCTGGTCGATCTCCATGCGCATGTACAAGCGTCGGTATTCAAACTCGCCGCGTGCCATCACTTCAGGAGCGGATTCGTATCCTGCGTAGTACATCATCGACCGATACACGATGGCCATTTGAAAGCGGGCGGGCAGAAGAGGAACGTCGGCGTCAGCGGACAGGGTGACCGGCTGGGTGTAATACTCGCCATCGATCACATAGACGGCGTCCGGTATGGAACCAAAAGCCAAGTCTTTGTCTGGCTTGATGGACACAACCACCGGGCGAGCCGTGGTGTTGCGCATGTTTGCGTAACGATACAAGTTACGAAACGTGGTCCACTCCATGTAGTTCAGAAGCTGTTCGTCTGCGTAATTTGGACCGTTGGTGGAAGCACGAAAACTATCGCGTTTCCAATTGCCAAAATCGGTAAGCCCGGCAGCAGTGGCTGAGTATTCCCAAGTGCCGGACACGGTGTTGAAATTGAAAGGCTCACGCATCCAAAGCCAGTCTTCTTTGCTTGTTTGGATGTCGGTCCAGGCTTGCACAACCCAGGAGACGAACCTGCCGGATTCGCCTGTTTGGCCTTGCGCGGTAGTCAGGGCAGGCCCTGACACACCGCACTCAACGCGAGCCCGGTTGACTAGCTGAAGCAAGTTCATTTTTGTTTACGCCGGTTCGGCCATCACGTTGCTAAGCCAAGCGCGCCCGCGAGGGTTCTTATCCTCAACCAAGTCGAACGGGTACGCCAGGCCGTGGCGGGCCACCATATCAATCTGGTCAGGTGCCGCAGCGTTGCGCGTCATCTGGGTGTACTTGGTCTCTTTCATGCGCGCCAGGATTTCCACGTACTTGCGTTTAACCGTGGTGGGGTAGCCGCGCATGATCGGTTGATTCATGCCATTGCAATTTACAGTGACTTGGGGAGGTTGGTTTTCGTCTGTGGTCGAGTGGACCATCACCGTGACCAGCTCATTCATAAACGCTTCGCTTGATGCAAGAGCGGCAAAGTCCTTTGCCTCTGACACAAGGTCAATTTCGGGTGCATCGTCGCTGATCTCAATACCTTGGATTTTTTGTTTTGTTGCCATCATTTACTCCGGGGGTTAAAAAAAAGGTTTTGCCAAAAAGCAGACCACCCGAAGGTGGTCTGCATAAAGCTCTTCAAAGAAGAGAGATGGCAACTTACTGGGCTGAGCCAGGCATGTCCATGCAGTCAGAGTACGCGCCGGTCACGCCAGAGGCGGACAGGTCGGTAGTACCAGGCGTGAACGTGGCGGCAGAGCTGGTGGTAACCTTGATCAAGCCGACCAGCGTAAGGTTGGAAGCCGCTGCGGTGGGCACTGGGCAAGGATCGCCTGCGGCTTGGATCGGACCTTGAGTGGTCGTTACGGTGCCAGATGCGTTGATCCACACAGCAAACAGGCAAGCCTGGCTGTTGGCCAGCGCGGTGCCGGTCGAGAAGGTCAGGTTGTCGGTAGCTGCTTTGGACTTGAACACACCGTTGTTGGTGAAGGTCAAGGTGTTGACAGTCTTAAAAGTGGCGCTGTTAGTGCCTTCAGCCAGACCGGCAGCGGTGAGCGAGAGAAAGCCACTATTGGCTTGTTCGATGTTGTAAGACATGGTGAGATTCCTTCAGAAAGGGTTAAGAGACAGTTGCCGAAAACGGAGTTGCTTCCGTGCCGGTTGCAGCGGTGAGTACCTTGACTTGGAAGATTCCAGGGGACACGTCGATAATTTCAATCGTGTCACCAGCAATCCCACCCGTCGTAGTGCCGTTGAGTGTGATGGTGTCAGAGCTGGCAGCAGTGGCGTAGCCAAGTACCGCAGCAGCACCATCGCTGATAACAAAAGCGCGTCCAGACATTACGTCGGTAGCATTGTTCACCTTGATGGTGGTGCTGTTCGATGTAATGGTGGTGCCGATGAAAAAGCGAAATACCGAACCCGTGCCGGTCGCATTAGGCAGAGTAACTGCGCATCCTGCGGCTGCATTGATTGCGATGGTTCGACCGCCGTGAACGTCGCGGCTGCAAGTCAGGGTTGCGCCGGTAACTGCGACGGGTGGAGTGGCTTCCACCGCACCGATCATGTCACCAGTTAATCTCCCGTCGTTAAGAAGGCTGTAATAAGCTGCATTGCTCATGGTGTTTTCCTTGGGTTAGACGGAGCCGGGTTGCCCCGGCCCCTAGTCATTACAGAGCGGTCACACCAGCTTCGATACGAGCCATAAATGCGTCGTTCAGACGCACAGTAGCAAAGTATGTCGAAGCGCCCACGTAGCCAAATTGGCCCAGTGGGTTAGCGTGGTTGGTCTGGGATGCTTTCAACACCACAGGCTTGATGGCAGACATGCCTTTCAGCGCAACCTGGCCCCAGCAGTCTTCACCGATAACGATGAAGGGGTACACGTCGACGTTGGCAGCGCCAACAGACAACATGCCTGACGAACCGATTGCCGCGCCAGCAGCCAAGAACGACTTCAGCAGAGGGGAGCTAACGAAGCGGAAGTCTTCGCATGCACCGATCTCACGGTCGTGGATTGGCTTGAAGCTGCCGTACTCTTCCACCCGGGTGAAGCCGGGCAGGTTACGCACGTCAGACACTGCGTCAGTGTGGCAGAACACCACATAGGCAGGCTGCACTGCGCGGGTACCAAAGTTCACGCCAGGAGCCAGGCGGCTGGTCACGCGGCGGGCACGGTTGGATTCCAGGGTACGTGCTGCTTTGCGGATTGCATTCAGGCTGATCGCGGTGTTGATCGAGGCGCGGCTGGAGCCGTTTGCGTAGATCACAGTCGAACCGGCCTTCAACACGCCGTAGCGAACCAGCTCCATCACCTCGGCCAGGGTCTCGCCAGTCAGCTTGACCATCTCGCCGGGGATGTCGTCTTCGTACAGTTGCTCGGTTTTCGAGCTGTACTTGAACAACACACCGTACTGCTGGAGCTGAACGGACACGTCCTGGAAGGAAATGGTGTTGGAGTTAGGAGTCACACCCTCAGCCAACACGAAGTTGGAAGCGGTGATGTCCGGTGTGCCCACATAGCGTGAGGTGTTCTCAATCGTGGTTCCTGCGGTGCTTGCGCCAAATGGCAGAGTACGACGAAACACCAGGGTGTCAGTCGAATTCTGCGGCATCTCGCGCTGGGTACCGAAGTCGCCAAGGACGGTGATGGGCTGGGCGTGCTCAAGCATGCCTTGCGCAGCACGGATTAAATTCCGCGATGCAACTGTGCCGTAATTTTGAATAGCCATTTTGAAATTCCTTACAAAAAAAAAGTTAGTAGCCGCGTTTTGCGAGTTGTTCCTCGCGCTTCTTGGCCTCGTAATTCCACAGTTCTGTTGGCGACATGTCGTCCAATGTCTTGGGCGGCGGTGTCTGTCCAGGTCGGGTCGTCGCAGCCGCAGCGAGACGTGCTCCGCGCTCTTGCCTGATTTCCGTTGCCGGTTTTGCTTTCAAGTTGTGGAACATGTCCAACATCTTGATCGCGTCCCTGGCAGCCGAGCTGTCGGCCAAGGCTTTCACCTCGTTAGACTGGATCGCAAACCACTGCGCGAATTCGGGTGTGTTCACCGTATCGCGCCAGTCTTCGTACCGGCCTTCGACTCGGGCTTCTTCAATGGCAGTCTTCATGGACGCACGCTCTGCGGCAAGCTGTTGCTGCACGTAGTCCACGACCTGAGTCGCTTGTACGCCGCTTTGCATACCGCTGAGCTTTGAGCCCACGTATTCTTCCATTGCTCCCGCCCACTCGGGAAAATCTTGCTTGAGCTGCTCCCACTTCTCGGGGTTCTTGGCGGCGGCAGCCATTTGTCCCTGGCTGGGTGCGGCATCGACCGAAGTCGCTGCTTGGCGTCCTTGCTGGAACTCACGCTGTATCGCGGCCACGCGACCCTCGGCAGTCTTTACGTGGTGCAGCAATTGAGCATTTGCCTGCTCCAGTTGGGTGATCTTGCTGAGTGCAAGTTTCACTTCCTCCGGGAGACCGGCAAGTGGATCAGCCGCCTGTACCTGGGTTGATGCATCCTCCAGATCAAGGGTTTCTTGCGGCGGGGTTTCCGGCGCAGATGCTTGAGACTCAAACGCGGGTGAATGATCACCGGCATCGAGCTTGTCAGCTTCCTCGTTCCAAAGTTTTTGCGCCTCTTCCTGAGACAGTTCAGTTTCTTCCACAATGCTCTCCAATAAAAAAGCCACCTTTCGGTGGCCTACTCACAAGGTCATGCGGGACTATTCGTCCGGCTCGACCACCACACCCCGAGTTGCCTCATTCGGCAAGTCGAGAAATCGTTTGAGCATTTTGATTTCGCCCCGCAGTGACGCCGTGTCGGTGAGAGAAAGACCGACTGCGTCATTTTTGACACGCGCACGCTGAAGCTCTGTTTCAGCCCATTTGCGTAGTTGGTGCCAGGTTGCGGAAGTGAAATCGTTCATGCCATCTAAAAAGCCAGGTCAGTGCCTGGCTATGTATATTTTGGGCGCAAGGCCCCTGCCCATAGTATAAGGCTGAAGGGGTTTTCTTGCAACATGTTGTACTGCCCGCTACTGTCCGCTTAGTACGCGTTTTTGGTGTAACGCGGGTAGTAGCAAAGGGACGCCGTAATGGCCGTGCCGGTGCCGCCTGCCGAGATGGCGCGGACGAAGGGCGGCATCTCGTTGGGTGAATGGTTGGCTGCGGTGGTGTAGGCCATGTTGGCGGTGCCGCCCT